CTGGTCCATCGTGAATTGATAATCAGGGGAGGCATTGAAGCTGGAATAATCGCCCGAATTGAGCGACTGCATCTGACCCAGCGCATTATTTCCCGCCGTGATGCTTGGGTTGAGATTGGTCGCCGTGCGGTCGTAATTCAGATTTTGCTGGTCGATGGCCTGCTGCGTCGCGCTCTGTGAGGCATTGGCCGCACTCTTGGCCGCTCCCTTTTGTGCATTGGATGACATGATGCCGCCCGCAAGCGCGCCGCCTGCGATTATCGCGGCTCCCCAAATCTCTGCCATGCCTATCCCCTTAGATAAAATCGCCGGACGGCGAGAGTTTGTGAAAGTGGCTGACCCAAACCATGCGGCCCTCATCCAGCGTCGAGCCGATGCCCTCCAGCGGGAATCGGGAATGGAACAGGGGCGCGTCGAATATCAGCGCGCGGTTCTTCTGCCCGCGCACGTAATCCAGTTGCTCCCACTTGGACGGATCTCGCGAAACCATGTCATCGCGTAGCTCATCCATCATCCCCGATTCGCGAAGTTCCGCGAATGACGGCATGGCAATCAGTCCGGTCCGCTTGTGGCGGAAAAATGCGGTGCCACTCTCTTCGGCGTGGTCGGTGAGATAGGTCACGCAGGTATGGCTGCCGGACTCGCGGTCACTGTGGATGTAGGCGCGTTCCATGCCCACGTTTGTCACGCGGAAATACATGGTGTTGGGGATAGCTGCGCCGCCAATGGCCCGCATCAGTGCACGTACCATCAACGCCTGATCGCCCCAAAAGCCCATACCTTCGTATACCGAACTCCCCACCTCTCCCTTGTTCGGGTTCCACGTATCGAACCCTGCTGCGAGCGCGGACTCCCTTACGTGGTCGATTTCCGGGCAGAAGTTGTCAATCACCAGATAACTCATCCGTCGCATTGCTCCAGTTGCCAGCTTGCCGTGAGGATGTCCGCCTTGACCGGATCGGTGACGCGGATGTCAAACACCCACTGGCGCCCCTGCCCGAGACTGCGCATCGTCAGGCGCTTCACAAAGTCCCCGGTGTTGCCCATAGGCAACTTGCGCCAGTTCGACCAGTTGCGCCCGCCGTCCTTGCTGTAACGGAAGTCGATGGCGGTCATGCCGGCTCCAGCCTGAAATCGATGAAGTTGTTTACCGCGTAGATCGACCCGTCACACATCAGTGAGATAACGTTGTCTCCCACCACGAACGATGCGGCGGGGATGGTTGCTTGGTAGTAGTAAGTCGGTGGCGTGCCGTCCGCCACGTAGTAGCCCACGGACACGCCATTGATGTAGACCGTCGCCGCATCATCCACATAGATGGAAAGCTTCATGTCCTGCAGCTTGCTCATCGTGAAATGCCCGCGCAGGTAGCAGGCTTGCGAGAGCGGCCACGGAATCTGCACGGTTGGGCTGAACCCATGCGTCGCCGCGTCCGGTCGATCCGCTGTGCCGAGCGGCATGCGTGCATACGGCCACGCGGTGTCGTCATAGGCAGTGGGCATGTACGTCGTGACGATCGGATAGGCGCTCAGCAGGTATTTGAGCGGGTCCGTGTCGGGGTGGAATCCGTCGGCAGGCGGGGCCAGAGCCGCCACTGTGGTCGAGTCATCCAATGTCGCGGGGGTGCCATCGCCGTCCGTGACGCCCACCGTCCACGAGAACGTGCCGTTCTGCGTGTAGGTGCCAGTTACTAGTCCGTAGGCGTCCATGGAGAGGCCTGGAGGCAGCGAGCCTGCGGTAATCGTTGCCACGGCTGGCCAGATGGTCGCCGCAATGATGTATTGGTAGCTAACCGGGTCACCGACCGTGCCGCCAGGAACGTGCCCCGTGACCTTGACCATGGGATTCCACTGCGCGACAGGCACGGGAAGCCCGGTGTCGATCACGAGATCCACGCCGTTCACGATAACGTTGTTTTGCGCGTCATTCAGGATGCCTGTGGTGCGCCGACGCTCAAGAATCGCGCCGTCTTCGTCCTGCGTGGCCCAGTCCAGCACGTACAACTTGCCGTTGGCGTAGTCGCCCGCAATCCACTTGCCGCTAGCCTTCACCAGCGCGTTGATACGCCAGCGGTCCAGCCCTTCGGACTTGCGGCGGTGCCACTCTCCGCTGGCCACGTCATAGCCGAACGTCTTGCCGTCCGGGCAGGTGATGTAAAAGACCTTGTGGCCCTGATCCTCGAACGTGAAGGCGAAGCATTGCGCGAGATTGCACGCGGACAACGCCTGCTCGATGGGCATCGTGGAAATGCGCTGTGGCGTGTAGCCGTTGGCGCGGTACACAATGCCGTCGTCACCGACCCAAAAGGGGGAATTGTCGAGGTTGGCGATACCGAACGTGGACGCGGCTCCGCGCTCGATGACCATGCCAGCCTGACGCTGGAATGTGCCCGTCGCTGCGCCCGTATTGGTGTACGGCTCGATGGTTCGGGTGCCGAACAACCACCATTCGCGATGGGTGACGATCTGCCCAACCAGGGCGTCGGGCGAGCCTTCAGCTTCATAGTAATCCAGCGTGCTGTAGCTGGTCGCGTCCGCAAGATCAGAGATGTAGGCAAAGCGTCGCGCCGGCTCAATGCCGGTGATGTAGCTGTCCACGTAATCGAAGCTTATCGACCCCGGAAAGGCGTCGTCGCTGATCTGCGTAAGCTGCCCGGTAACGGTGTTGTAGACGTAACCGGACTGCCCGTTGGCAATGGCAACCTCGTTGCCGCCCGTGATCTGATTGTGCGCCATCGACACACGCGCTACGCCGGGAATAGTGCCAAGGCGGGTCGCTGCACCTTTGGCATCGACGCGGTACAGGCTGCGGCCACACACCACCAGCAGCAGCCCTTCAACGTCGTGCATGCCGCGCACCGGAGCAGCCTCAAGCTGGCTGAATGACACCATGCCCGGCACGCCGCGCAACTTGCTCGCGCTACGCGTACCCTGCGCCTCGGCCTTCACCAGCAGGTAATTGATCGTCTCCTGATGCGACCATGGCAAAGCGTCATCGGCGTAGCAGCTTCCCACTACGGTGGCGTCAGTCCATCGCGACATTAGAAGTATTCCGCCTGCTGCGCTTCGCCCATGTAGCGCCCCGCCTTGAGCTTGCTCAGCGCCACCATCGCGCCCTGCGAATTGGCGGACAACGCCTGCGCACGATTGGTCACGCCATAGGGCAGCGCCAGTGCGTAGGCGATGAACTGCGTCAGCGGCACGAAATAACGGGCCGGGATCTCCCCGTCCAGATCGAACGGAATCAGCCCCTGGTCATACAGGTATTCAAGCTGCTGCTGGCAGCGCGCGGTTCCACGCTTCGCCTCTTCGGGCGTCGGGTCCGCCTGCACGTCCAGCACGCCAAGCTCTTGCAGCACGGCGTCTCGCAAGTCGTCACGCGTATAAGTCGCCATGCCTGCTCCAAATAGAAAGGGGCGACATTTTCTGCCGCCCCAAGGTCTTGCGTGTTGCTGATTACGCGTCCGGCGCCGCAGCGACGAAGCCGGTCACCATGCCCCAGTCTTTCGGGGTGCCGCTCTGGCCGTACGTGATCTTCGCCACGCCACGGATCTCCATGAAGCCGACGCCACGCTGATAGTCGTAGTCGTCTTCCTTGCGCAGAGTGATCTGCGTGGTTTTCGCCCAGCCAATCGCCAGCGCCTGCGCACCGCACAGGTACACCGGAGCCACCGGAACCGGCGTGCTGGCGGTGTTGTTGAAGCCGGTGATCTCCGGGATCTCGCGAATCACGACGCCATCCCAGTACAGCGAAGTGGTGCCAGTGAACAGCGGGTTGGTGTTCGCACGCTCGCGGGCATTCTCGAAGACCGTGGCCAGATCTGCCTTCAGGTCACGATACGGGCCAACACCAGCGAACAGGACGAAAGTCTCTTCGTCCTCGCCATACACGAACGGACGGATACCGTTGCCGTTCACGTTCTTGGCGCTCTGCGCGCGACGCTTGAGCAGCGACACGGTTGCACGGTTCAGCGTCATACCCGCCGTGATCGCGTTAAGCGCGGTAGCGTGGGTGGCGTTGTAGTTGCCGATGGCATCACCGAACAACACGCGGTCCACGTTCGCCGCCGTCCACGCGTTGCGCTGCGTGGCATTGGCGGTGCCGAAAGCCACACCGTTGATGCTGCCAAGCGCTGAGACGATGGCATTCTTCAGCAGGGTCATCGCCAGCAGCTTCAGCGAGGTACGCGCCGCCTGCTTGATGTCGAATGCGGACGCCTGGTCTTCCATCACGTTGACCACGGTGGCCTGACGCACCACACCCACGGTCAACTGGAAGCCATTT